TTATGTTTTTCATTTTAGGGTTGATTTATATTTTGGTTTTTTGTAGTCTGGTCTAAATCCCGATGGGAACTATCCCACAACAAAAATAGTAGAAAAATAAGGGGAATCGAATGAAGACTGTATTTGAAGATAAAGAATATGACCTAATCTCTTTAGATTGGGCTAGGAAAGAAGAAAATGTTGCGGTTTTTGATGGCGTGAATGAACCCACTATGGGATGGCCAAAAGTCAAATCCGGGTTGCTTATACTTTGTGAAAATGTTCCTGGCGAGATTGCCGAACAATGGGTAAAAAAAGGTGCAAGAATTTTGCGCTGCAATACCGATGAAACTGCGAAGATTCGTAAAACAATGGGTATGTTAAAAGGAAAAGGTGACGAAGGCCATAAAGTGGATTCTAGGGCCATTATGCTACTCTGGCAAACTGCCCCTGATAAGTTCCGAGAATATAATTTCGACCCGCCATTGATGGCCATGTACGAATTTTTTAAGTTCGCTCAAGAAAATCGCATGGTGGTTGCAAATCGATTGCGATATTGCGATCACCCATTTGGCGAAGAGCTTCTAAAGAATTTCAATAAGCTTGAAAGTGATGCTAAGAAATTCATGACAGAAGAGTTGAAAAATTATCCCATCTATACCCGATGGTTGTCTCAAATTAAGGGAGTTAATGTCTCGGTCGGTGGTGGCCTCATTGCCATCATAAAAGACATCAGAAAATTTAACCATTGCTCCAGTTTGTGGAAATATTTTGGACTAGATGTTCGAAATGGCAAGGCCCCAAGGAGACAAAAGGGCCAAGTGGCCAATTGGTCTCAAAAAGGACGATCTCTAGTTCTCGGAATTATAGCGGATTCTTTTATTAAGCAAAGAACCCCAGGTTATCGTGAATTATATGATGCAGCGAAGGCGAAAGAACTTGCTGAAGAAGAATTGAATCCAGGGACAAGACTTGATACGAAGAGATTTGGTACGCCAGAACACAAACCTCTTGGTCATGCCGATAAACGTGCTAAAAGAAAAATGATGAAGTTGTTTATGTCCCATTTATGGAGTACATGGAGACTTCTAGAAGGTCTACCTGCGGAAGACTCTTGGGTGAATACTCATGATGAAAATCATCCAACTGTGATCCCTCCATTTAACCCAATTTTGGAAGATGAAGCGGCATGAAATAGTGATGCAGCAAGCCATATTTTTGATGAAACCCAAAAGCGATCTGCGAGCCACAGCGAAACTGAAACCCACGATCTGGTTGCGAGCCAGAAACCCACGATGAAACCCAAAAGTGATCTGCGAGTCACAACGACAATGGAACCCAGATAAGTTATGCGAGCCACGGGAGTTGAAACCCACGCCAAGGATTGCGAGCCACGGTGATGTTGAAACCCACGACCAGGATGCGAGCCACAGCGACGATGAAACCCATAATCGATTTGCGAGCCAGTAACCCAATGTAACCCAACTCTTGTATGCGAGCCAATATTTCTATGAAACCCGATGGGCAGTTGCGAGCCACTATCACATTGAAAACCAAGATGTTAATGCGAGCCATAGAACTTATGTAACCCAAAAGGTTCGTGCGCATAAAAAAAGCCGCTCTAGAATTTCTAGAGCGGCTTTATTTTAGCTTGTCTTTTTAGATTACAAAGTTTGCAATCGACAGACGTGCGTAGAACTTGCTTCCTTCACGCAGCAATTTCTTGCCGTAACGTGTAAGGATTCCCTTTCTTGGGCAGAAAGATTCTGGGTCCAAGACGACGGGGGTCTGTGTGAGCGGCACATACGGACAGTAAAAGTAACCACTGTCCATGTAAGAGTCGCCCTTGTATCCCATCAAAATTTGGCCTGTTGGGAACAGCGGGTCTTTATATAGTCTCCAGCGGTTGTTAACAGTTCCAACGTATTGGATACCGAGGGAGCTAGTAAAGGTTTCCGAAGGAGCAGGTGCGAAACCAGCAGTTGCAGTCTCGAAGATCGAGGCCACTTCTGGGCTAGTTACGAGCCAGTTAGCTCCACCCCGTAGCGTCTTACGATGAACTACGTTGGAAACTTCTACGATTTTAACATATAGAGACTCATACTTTTCCTTGATGGTGTCACCAAGTGCGGTATTGAAGTCCCAAGAGGCAACTGTACCGGCGTTGTTACGCAAGTCGGTTAGAACCTCACGGTCAATTTCTAGATTAATTTCCTGGGCTAGAACTGCTGTCAGTTCTGCTTCGGCATCTAGATTGTGCTGCGATCTCAGGTCTTGCTGAGCTTCGTAGCTCCATACAGCCTTCAGCTTACGAGTTTTGGCTGCGATTTCTTCGCTCTCGATTACCAAATTGATCTCTGGTAGATCAGGCTGGCATTCCAGATTATATTCGTAAGATAGAACAACATGGTTTGGCCCTGGATCAGATGCCCATGTGACCGTCAGTTCGCCGGTCGTGTTGTTTAGGCTTACGGAATCTGCGGTTGGGTTAGGTGCCCCAATATCGGTGACAGTTGAACTGCCCGATTCGTCGATGGTAAATGTACCAACTGCTACCGCAGCATCATAAATCGTACCCGTTACAGTACCAGCAAGAACAGGTGTATGCTCTAGTGGGCTGAATGTGGATAGTACGCCACCACCAGCACTTGTGCTGGATGTCTCGTTCTGGATAAACTGGTGAGAATAAAAAATATCCAGATTCGCATCACCAGATGCAAGCTGCATCAAGGAGTTTGCGTCATCGCCTGGGAATCCTGCGTTATTATCAGCACCACGGGTAGCACCCTTGTTGCTGCTATAGCGGAATCTCATGTAGTATACCAAACCGGTCGGACCCAATAGAGGCTGTACAGAGACAACCTTGTTGGCGATCAGTTGTGGATAAATTCGGCGAACTAGAGGAATACTAATCCTCTTAAATTGAGCTACATCACCCGAATCGGTGGATACCTCGTTAATCAATCTCTGGTTTTCTAATAGAACGGCAGTCGTAGAGCGAACAAAGCGATCTTCAATGCCGTCTAGTAAACCAGTCTTGACCCAACGAGATTCTAACTCTTTAGCTTCGTTTAGAAATCTTGCATTAGCGTCCATTATAGTTTCCTCTCAAATGAGTTTACTAGACTTTTATTATGAATCTTGCTTGAGTCCAGATAGTACCTGCATTGCATGTATTGCATCCTGATCCAAGCTTTCAACTAGGGTGTTGTCACCCTCGTCGTTGTCGTCGGCAGATACTTTATTGTCGTGGTCTTTAATTACTTCGACATTCTCAGTTACCCGCCTGCCTCTCCCTTGCACGTTCTTTCCTTTTTCAAGTCTTTCTTTCTTTTCAACATCGGTACTTACTTCTTCGTGTTCACGTATAAGTTGACCGGCGTGTCTCAATTGTTCATTTAGCTTGTTGTTTTCAGTTCCAGTTCTAATACTTTTTGCTTCTAGCATTCTAACTTTTGCCTGAAGGTCTTCATTTTCCTTTTTAGCGTCTTCCAGCTTGCCACTGCTGGCAGCGGAATAGTCTTCGTCAGAAATGTAATCAGAAACGGTATTAATGACCTTATCCAGAGTACATTTGTGCTCTGCCATACGAGGATCATTTACAATATCTCGACGTGCTTGCTCGTATAGTTCCTTACCTTTATAGGTTAAGAACTCATCGATCTTGTCAATGAAATATTCTCTCATTGCGCCAAGTTTCTTGTCGTATTCTTCGTACATTGTGGTTTCAACATCGTCGTTTTTACCACGCTCACCTAGTAGCATTTGATATGCTTCTTCGTAACCTTCTTCTAGCGCACCCTCGAACTCAGTTCGTTGTGTGTCTAGACGGCCACGTAAATCGGAAATAATAGCCCATGCCTCTTGATAACCAGTTTCGGCAGTATTCTCAGCAGTTTTTAGTTCATCTGATAACTCGGCGTAAGCTTCTTCCAACTTTGTGTTGTATTCGGCTTCGATTCCGGCCTTCGCCTCGTCGATCATAGTACCAACTGCTGAGGTTACTTCTCCAACCTGATCTTCCGGCAAGAGTTTACTTAGTGCTTCTAAAATCTTGTCCATTAGCTCAACCTCGCTCTAATATCATTAGCTTGTTTTTTTACAATGCCACCCAAGCAAGCCAAGAGAATTTCTTTGCTTACCGTATCTATGCTGCTGCTCTCATTTTTTGTATTATTATTAGCAGCATCAGGTGGTGGCACAACGTTCTCACGCCTGTTACCAACTACCTTTTCTTGGAAGGCAGCGTGTGTACTAGGATCAGCGACAGCATCGAATGTGATAAGTTTGTAGCTTTCTCCTATTACTAAAATTCCATCTTCATTTACCTTCCCGTTGCCAACTCCTCTGCTACTGATCCCCACTCTCACGCCGTCATTTACGAGTGATTGTAGAATCTTTCCACATGGAGTATTGAGGATACGACCCTCTCCCATAAGGGTGTTCCCTTCCCACCATAGTTTTGTAACTTTGTGAGAAGCGTTTCCGAAGTGAATGATAGAATCTGTAGGATGATCCAACTCACCGCATAGACCACCAGCTTTCATAGCCTCGTCGAGTCTATTAATATTGGAATCTAATACGGTTTTGGGATACATCCTCTTATTTTTGTTGACTGTCTCTGCTTCTTGAAATTTTCCTTTGAAATACACTCCACCAGAATTGCTGGTGGCTTCATGTAATTCCATTTCATTCAAGATACAGCCTACATCACCACAAATTAGTCGATCTTCGTAGACGGTTCCTGGAGTACAGTCGTGTTCTAGAAGAAGTATTTTCATGTTATCTCCTTGGTTCACGAATTATTTGTCCACAACTAGATCAGCCTGTTTAACGGCTTTTGGCACATAAGGATTCTGCAATGATGGCCATGTGTCGTTAGACGACCATTCACCATCTGCATCATCATGATTGCCATCTTCACCTTTCATTGTGTAACCACCAAAAGGTTTTGGCACGTATGGGTTTTTGAGAGATGGGAACACGTCCCCACCACCAGAATTGCCCCAACTACGTCCACGCATTTCACGAGCACCATCGCCGCCTTTGCCAAGCTTCCAATCACCATCACTCACAGGAGCGGGGTCATTGAAGTTACCAGAACCATCGCTGGCTGGTGCGTAACTCTTTGCTGCCTTTTCGGCCATATCGGGATGCTCACCGGTCACACTAACGTGAACACCAGATGCGCCCCAACCCTTCGTTCCAAGATTCGTCTCAATAATGTGATTTAGCCACTCGGCTGCATCTTGAGCTACGTCTAGGGATGGCTCTACTTCGTTTTGGATAATTGCACCCAATTCGTTTAGGTGAGCGGCAGTTTCAGCCATAGCTTCACCTTCCTCCTGCCTTTCGGCCAGAGCGTAGATTTGTCGTAGAGACTCATATAGATCAACAAATACTTGCATTTCAATAACGTTTGTTTCATCCAAATGAGGATAAAAATTGTCAACAGTAGTCTTGAATACGTTATATTTGTCTTCTACGTCTTCATCAACTCTGACACCTGCACTGGTGAGGATTCTAGAAACTCTGTCCACATAAGCACTGTGGGCGGTTCGAAGAACGCCTTCCGACATAAATTCGCAAGATTGATCGTCAAAGTTAGTTGCTCCTACTACATCTAAAGCGTTCTTGATAGTTTCAGATAGTTCAGCCTGTGTTAAATATAGAACTGCGGGCCATTGGCTAACGACAGATTCGAGAGCCTCTTCAAGTGCTTCGTTGTCTGAAAGAGCATTTTGTCTTTTTAGTTCTGCAACTGCTTTGCAGAATTCATCATCTTCGTGAAGCTTTCTACCCTTTGATCTGAGAACGTTTACATCGGAAAATTTACCGGATACATCCCAATCGAAGGATTGCAAATTATTTTCATTGCGGGTGTCATGAGTGGGGATTTTAACGGCAACTATATTGCCATTGTCATCGTGCATGACAGCAGATTCACGAACAACTGGTCCAGTATACTGGTAGTCAACATAATCAAAAACGTTTTCAGTTAAGTTGGCCAAATTTTGTAGCTGGTCTTCAGCTATACGAAGAGTAGCTCGCACATGACGTTGGCCTTTTCCTGTTCTCTGACTGCGACCGCCAAGTTTGCGCTTAGCGACATCCATCGCTCTGTCCATAACTTTTCTTGCACCTGGTCCAATTTTTCTCTTGTTCTTACGTTTCGTAACTTTGCCTTTGTTTATGGCGCTTGAACCACCAGCACGTTTCTTTCCTCGGCGTGAGCTTTTTCTTCCTCTACCTGTTGTGACTGACGTTTTGAATTTTATTTCATTCAAGTTTCTACTGACATGAGGTAATGCCATGTAGTCTGCAAACAAGTTGTCTGCTTTATTTCCTTCATCTTCTAGTAAGGCATCGACTAGGTTAGAAAGTACCTCTCTACCCTTTGTCGCCTCTGAATCTGTATCGATGGAAAGCTGCTCTATATTCTCAAAGACAATGTGACCATCTTCAATCTTATAGTTTGCGTGAATTAAGTTACCATCAATGGATTCATAAAGAACAGTTTCGGCACCAAAAACATTTAGTCCTAGTGCTTCCTCTTCTAAAACCCTTGATAGGTAAGGTGCAGCTTCCTCTAACTCGAAACCGGCAAATGAGAGAGAATCATTTCGAATGCTCTCAAAAACATCATAACTGATGAGTGTTCGTTTCATAATCTACTCCTAATCGAATCTGAGCTTAAAGACACCCGTTTATTGCATATATAGTTGGGACGCACAGTTTTTACTCATGTTATTGTGCGACAATATAGTAACTTCGCTATACATATAGTATGCAACCAACACAAAAAAATGGAGTATGAATATGAAATCTTGGAATGACTTTTGTCTAAAAAGAAAAAATGAGGGCAGTCAGGAGCGAGTTGGGAATGCAGCGTTAGGCGGGGCATCTCTTAGTGGGTCGGAAGAAGACACCATATCAACTATGTATAAAATTGCTAATTTAGCTTGGGAGAATCATCGTTCTCGGACATTATCTTTCTTTGGAAGTCTTGCAGCCGACGACGAAAATATAGAAAAATTATTGAAAATAATAGATGATGACAAGGATCGTTTAACGTCGGCAACTAGGAAGGCTGCCAATCTTCAAATTGACGATGATGAAGTAGCTCCACTAGATGCGGACAATGGTGGCTCTGATGGTGATGGTTCTTGGGATTAAGTATCCAAGCTAAAATCTACATCTTCTCTATCTTGTTCGCTAGCGTAAGTTTGAATTTCTAGATCAAACTTTTTAACTTCTTCTGGTGTCGCATTAGCTAATGCTGCTACTGGAGCCGCCGCTGCTGCTGGTGTCGGTGCTTCACCACCTGCTGGTGCTTCACCACCTACTGGAGGCTCACCACCTGCTGGAAGCTCGCCACCAGGAGCTACCATTGGACTAGGACCACCAGCTTGTGCCCCCATTTCTGTTTCACTCTGTCCAGGAACTCCAACACCTAACAATTGAGGATTTTGAGCAATAATCTGAAGCTTCAAATCTTCTAGCTTCTGTAGTTTCATTCTAGCCATCATTCTTTGAGCGTCTTCTTCATTATATTTCATCCATCTTGTTAGAATGTCGTAATCGGACATTAACATAGAACCCTTCAAGCCATTGGCGTTGTTGATTCTATTTGTAATAACTTCAGCCCCACTCAATTCTTTCCAGTCAGATGGAGGAGTGAGTTTTATTTGTAGGTCTTCATAACTTTCTTCTGGGAACCCACGTAATTTTAGGTGGCGATCAGCGATTTCCCATAAACCATCTTCCATGTTGGATTGTAATCGCTCGATCATGCGGGCGAATTTTACATCTTGGGCCGATAGGGTGATCCTGGTTGCGCCTGGGTCTTCGTTAGAGAAATAATTTTTAGGAAAATTCAGAGCCGTATATAATTTGTTTCTAAAATACACAGCGTCATCAATCTCGCCAAGATTTTGAGCACCCGGTAATGTATCTATTCGAGTGTTGGAGTTAGGACGAATTGGCAACCAATAATCTTCATCGGCTGCTGGTGCGTGCCATCTTTCTTCTACGGCATTAGCCCCTTCACCACCCTTGCCAGCAGAAACCTTTTTTTTGCGAAATTGATCCTTAATCCGTTCCATGAAGGCTTCAGCTTTAAACGGGGGAAGCTGTCCAACATCGATATAAAACACTCGACGCTCTGGTGCTCTCGTTAATCTATAAACAACCATCGCATCTTCCATCAGTCTCAACTGATGGGCCGGGCCACGGGCTGGCTCTATCAAGCTTTGCCCATATGGATAGAAAGTCTTCCTATCGTCACCAATTTTGAAATGTATGATTTGATCTGGAGAAAAACGTAATGCTTTTGATTGTTGTAAATCAGCTTCGGTTGCTTGAGGAACTGGTGCCCTTGTTAGGGATTGGTAATCCGGCCCTTCTGGAGATTGCTGATATTCTATAAGCTTGCCCTTAGTTGTTTCGATTTTGAAAACTGAATCAGGGGGTAGCTCTTGTACTCTGAGTATGCCGTCCTTGGGACTTTCTGGGTTCATAACCAATTCGAGAAAAAGGTCACCATAGATGTAAAGCTTTTTAGCCCACTGCCACATCTTGCGGTCGAAGTTGAGCATTTTACGATGGAAGAACATAAATTCTAACTCGTCCTTAACTTCTTCGTTTGCAACGGTCAACTCAAATACGTGATTTTCTTCATTCCTTTGGCAGTTATGGAATATTACTGACTCACCGCAAAAATTCTCATGGTCTTTGACGGATAAATCATATACATCAATCTCTTTGTGCGGGAAGATGCCAATTACACGTCGGCTATCTGACTTTTTACCAAGCACCTTTAATTCTTGGGAACCGAAACCTTCATTCTTGAGCCATTGATTGATGGTGCCCCAGTAAGAGTCCATCATTTCAGCCGTTTTTCGAACCGATATACCATTTGCCAGTATCCTACATGCTTGGTTTACTCTCTCGAATTTTTTATCAGCTTTACCAGTTCTCCATTCATCAATAAATTGTCTCTCGTGAACCCATCCATTGGCATTAGTGTAAATGCGTGGGAATTGCTTTCTCTTTTGCTTGCTTAATTCTGAGTTAGCCTTAATTTTATAGAATGGCATTAACTCATCGCCTTGTTTTAATTGGCCCGCAAATGACCATTCACCATTTTTAAGCAATACTCGATGGTCAATAGTGGATATAAAAAATGAACCATCGTCCAATCTTATTCTCACCGTCATAGATTTTTTAACCATGCGAGGGTCGTATGCCCATCCCAAGGAATAATCATTCTTATCGAAATCCCAGCAATAGACCAGGAACTCCTCTCCTTGCTTGTTTTCTGCCAGCCATCTAAGAGATTTGTACCCGTCATACAAAGTGGCTACTTTGGTACTACCGTCTAAACAGGATTCGTCTGCCAAAACAGTCATCACTGATTCGATTTCAGCAACATTTCTTAATCTTTCATATTCCTTGTAACGACTTTGACGATTGCTGACCGTGGATAGGTCAATCATGTCATTCGTATCACGCAGCCGAATTAGACCCTTGCCGCCACCCCAATAGCTGCCATCTTGACGAATATTGGGTATGGCCTCTGGAAGTGAGACTCCAGCACCGACCAATTCACGATTGCGGTTTATTTTGGTTTGAGGGTCTTCCTCAAACGAATACGTCCAGAGCTTATAGAAATCCCACCAGGGCATAATTTACCTCAACTCAATTGTTCGTCATTTACTGCATCTGGTTATTGGCAATACAGTAAGGGTTACTCTAATCTAGTTATGAACAATGTTCTTTTTATTACAAGCCATATACATTCCGGTTCTTCGGGATTGATAGAAATAATGAATCAAAATCCACGAGTGGAAATTAGGGATACCGGCATTGGATATGACCACCCAGATAAATTGAAATCATTGTTCCAACATGGACACAAATTAGACAATACTGCGGCGATATATGGCGAACATCTTTTATTTAACATGCACTTTACTTCTTCTGTATTCTATGACTTTTGTAAGTTTATCTACATCATTAGAGATGCTAAATCCACTATAGAAGAGATAATGAGTGACAAAAAACTAAATTATTCTTTAAACAATGCAATTAGATATTATTGCTATAGATTGAGAAGAATGTGCGAAATGGCTAGAAAAACTCCAGGTGCCATTCTATTAAGATGGCAAGACCTGTCTACTAGGGAGGGATTGGAATTGATAGAGGACTATCTGAATTTAAAACAACCGCTCGAAGAGCGGTTGTTTTCTTCTCCCGAAATAACGTTAGCGTCAGAATTGACCGATAAATCTCAAGATGTGTTTGAGAGACACCTATACTACTTGAACAATTTGGATTTAAGAAAAGTGAATGAATAAATTAAATCTTGGTAATTTTGCTGTTTATGACAATGTTCTCAATGACAAAGAATTTGAAAATCTTTGGCTTTGGGTACAAACGGAAAAGTACACTGGCTCTCATTCGAAAGAATGGCTAAAAGTTTGGAGACTAAGTGATAATCCGCCAATGGGTGGCCCCACTTATCTTGCCAGCAAGGCCCCCTTCAACAATGCTATTGATATTCTATTGCCTAAAATATTGCAAATTGCCCAAAATAGCGAAGGACTCATTGGCAAAAGAGGAGAAAACTGGAAAGAGATCACGATGCGATCTTACATTTACCCCAGAGGAACAAAACTTTCCTGGCATAACGATCAAGGATATAAAGCAGCGTGCGTTTTTTACACACATCCTCGTTGGTCGGTTTCATGGGGAGGAGAATTATTTATTGCAGATGTGGACGAAGAATTTGAGAATGCACTTCCTTCTAAATCATGTGGGCCACTAGATCATGATTATCGTGATCGACTTATTGGCGAGCGTGGTATTGGAAGGTATGTTTACTGCAAACCAAATCGTGCGGTGCTGACTCCCGCCCCAATATGGCATACCGTATCTAGAGTAGATCAGGATGCTGGCGATTATTGCAGATGTTCAATTGTGTGTTTTTTCCGTTAATCACTCAGAATTCCATCGTCGATTGGTTCGGTCAATGAATCCTTAACTCCTTCAATCATTTTATCTATTGTAGCTAGAGCTTGATGCGGGTTGACTATCGGTCCAGACAATATCCCCTGTTCTATATCAAAGTTCCAATCTTGAGAGACATCTGGCGCAGAGTTTTTCTTTTGTTTTTTGGATTCCACACCTTCCATTTTTTTCAATGCTCTGTTGAGATGATTTCTAACTTCTCCAAAAGTTGTGCCTTGAGGAAGTTCTTGTAATGCTCTAACTAAGAATTGTTTAGATTTGTCTATGGCCATTTTACCATCCAAATTCCTTTAGTAATTTATCGTATTTTCTACGAGTGGCGAAAGTAATGCCTGTCAAAATATCTTCATCATCTGGGTCTAAGATTGGGTTATCAGATTTATCATTGAGCCAATCTTCTGGCGAGTCTTCTAGAATTTCTTTTTTGATTTCTTCGTAAACTGGTGATTTGAATATACGTGTTATTTCATCTGGCACTTCTGCTCCCACTGGAATTCCTCTCATTTGTTGGTCTCGCACCCAAATGGCGAGGGCCATTGCGATGATAGCGTCATCGTTTTTACCTCTTCGAGCTTCGGCCTTTTTTGTATATGGGTTATAAACGAAAGTTGACAACTCTTTAACCAATCGACTACTGTTTATTCTAATTGTACCATTAATGACACGATGTTGTAGAGATTCCAAATATACTGGCCTCTTAATACGGTTTGGGGTAATGCCGGGTTTTGGCGTGCCTGCCTTTGGTTCAAAGTAAATATTATCGTAGGCAAGATCGTGTTCCAGATTACTTAACACAGCACCACCTTGACTTGCATTTTCCACAACGACTAAGGCCGTATTGTAATAATACCCAATTTCATTTAATACTTGAGCATAGATGTGGGGTGGGATTGTGTTGCTGTAAAATTCAGCTACTTGTTCCATTGTCCCCATATCTAGAATTTGGAAGGCGCTGTTGTCACCACCTTCGCCCACGCCTTCGGCACAGTCTGCGCCAATAATGTATTCGTGGTCATGCTTTGGTTCTTTCCAAATCCATAAAGCCCCAATATCAGTATTGGTTCTATCTCTATCTTTACTAATAGCAAGCCATTTTGGAAATTTTATTCTAAGAGGTTCGTTATCCTTGGTAAAGCTGTCTAGTTCCTTGATAACCTCGCCGCTAATGTAGGTCTCTCCAGAACCCAGGAAGTCTCCCAATACTTCTTGTCGCCATCCTTTGTTTCCCAAGTTGGCTTTTGTGCTCTTGACCCATTTGGGATTGTTGTAGTCGGGGTGAGAAGTATAATGAAGATCGATAATATTGAAGGCATTTTTACCTCCCTCGGCCTCGTGATAAACTTCTTCATACCAATTGCCCAGACCATTTACCGTTGAAACGACACAACATTGGCCACCAGTTGAGATAACTGGGTACATGGACTTCCAGTGTTTATCCATGTCAGCGATGAAGGCAGCTTCGTCAATAATTAAAACTGTGATAGCTTTGCCACGAGCGGCTTCTGGTGTATAAAACCATAACACTGAACCGGTGTCGATAAATTGTCTTTCGTGTTCGTTATGTTTTCCCATTTGTGGCTTGAGCCAATTTGGGAAGTTAAACATAGCGGTTTTAACTACTTCACCAGCAGCGATAGCTTCACGGTCGGTCTTAGACATAACCAAGATGCGTTGATCGGTTTTGAACATTGCTCGCCACAATGCCCACACAACACTAACCGTAGTCAAACCACCTTGACGAAACTTTCTGAGTATGTTGAAACGGTGATTGCTATATTCTTCAATTACCCTTCTTTGATACGAATACATGATGAAGGGGATCAATCCTTGAATCGGGTGATTAATTTTTACATACTTGGTGCAAAAGTACGAAAAGTCATTCACGCACTTGATGATTTCGTTGACCTGTTGTTCAGGTGTGAAGGATTCGTAGTCTTCCGGGGTCTTCTTGATCTCGATTTCAAGTTCATTTCTTGTAAACTCAAAATATTTACTGTAAATATTTCGCCATTCGGGAGTTTCCGTGATTTCTTTTACTGTTGAGAATTGCTTGTAAAATTTCTCAAACTTTTTTTTGGGGATCGCTATTTTATTTTTTTTATTTGACATAGATTGTGCATTATCCATCTTCTTGACCTTTCTAAAAATCGATCAGACTAGATGACTTTACATCTATATAGTATTGATATGACTTGTATTGACTACCTTGTATTTTATCTGCCCTAATAGGAGTAACTTTTGAACTTAGAAATTAGAGATAGCGACAAAAATGAAAAAAGGTTTATAGACCCAGTGACGACCACTTCTGTTTTATTCTTTATTCTCAAGAACATCGTAGGAGGAATAATTAGCTTTTTAACGTTCGGTATGATTAAACGATGGCGGAAAAAAAGTGTAGAATCCGATATTGATTCAGAAGAAAATAATTGATATAATCCAACTATGGACTGTGCTTATTTCACATTGGTGAGTAAAGGGTACGTAAAGGGGGCTGTTTGCCTAATCAAGTCCCTTAAAAGATTTACTGAATATCCTATCTGGGTTATGTCTATCGATCTAGATGAAGATGATAAACAACTTTTGCATGACTTGGGTGCCAAGATTTGGGAAGGTGTTCCTCGCATAACCTCAAAATTGGCCAAAGTTCGTCCTTGGCATCCCCATGACCAATTCTGTCAATATTGCTTCTACAAAATAAATATGTGGTCAACTCAGTGGGATAAAATCATCTATCTTGATTCTGACATTATTGTCTTAAAAGACATTGACCACTTGTTTAAAACAGAGGCAGAATTTTCTGCTGTTTCTTCTTGTGGTCTAAGTATAGATGTGAGCAAGATCGAAGGATTTACCGGCAGGATGGATGTTAAGGATATTCCAGCTAAAGCAATTACACCGCATTTCAGCAAAACCCTATTCAATGCTGGCGTTCTGGTAATTAGCCCTAACAAAATTGTCTACGACAAAATGATGTCTCTAAAAGATACCCTTGTTCCAGATAGCGATCCTTCGGACCAAGGGTTCTTAAATGAATACTACAAAGATCGGTGGAACAAGTTGGATACAATTTACAATACATCACGTAGAGTGTTTTTAAATTGGAGAGAAAAGTTTGAAGAAATTAGAGACAATATCCACGTAATTCATTTCACTGGTTCAGATAGCAACCCCTGGTTTAGTAATGAATCTGAACGGGATGAACTAGAAAACCTATGGTGGGAATATTATGAAAGAAAATAGAAAACAACTATTTATTGTTTCAGTTATACTACTGGTATCAATCTTTGTTGTTGGCTATACGAAGATTAGTAGTGACAAAAAGCCTGTTGATCGCACTCCTAAATCTCCTTTAGTGAATCAGCCGCCACCGGTCGAACTAAAGTCTACAAAGATTACTTTGGAAGAAGCTATTCAGACAATTACTGAGGCAGAGTGTAAAGAGTATGTTTACAAGTTGGCGGACAAATCCTGGGAAGGTCGCATGTCTGGCAAGAAAGGTAATATATTAGCAGCCGCATGGGTCAAGAAATATCATGAAGACAACGGCTTGCCAACCGAGTACCAAAAATTTAGCATTAGGCGACTTAACGCTGGGCCTCATAATGAAAGAGGTAATAACTTTACTCAAAATTTATTTACATGGATCAAGGGCAGCGATCCTTCTTTAGGGATTGTTGTTCTAGGAGCACACCTAGATCACATTGGCTATGGACCTTCTATGTCACGGTCTCGCCGTATTGCCATCCATCCAGGTGCAGATGATAACGCCAGCGGCACTGCCGCTATTATGGAAGTAGCTGAAGCCCTATCTAAAATGGGCCAACCTAAACGAACCATTTTGATTCAACATTATTCAGGAGAAGAAATGGGGCTGATTGGTAGCAGATATTATTGCGACAACCCCACATTCCCAAAAAATAGGCCCAGTATTGAAAAACATGTGGCAATGGTAAATTTGGACATGGTTGGCTACCTGAATCAAGGCATATACTTTGCAGGATGGAGTGGTGGCGATAGTTCGATAGATATTAAAAGATACATTCAAGAGCTAAATGGAAAGTATACTTTTGCAAGTAGCATCACCAGTAGAGGTGGTGGAGGAAGCGATCATGCTTCATTCTACAACAAGAGAATACCCGTGGCGTTCTTGCATACTGGTACGCACCCTCACTATCACACTCCTACCGATACAGCCGATAGAATTAATTATGCCGGTATGGAAAAAGTTACTCGGTACACATTAGAACTTGTTTGGAAAATAGCCAACGCTGATAGCTCTCCCAAATTTAATCATGTAAAGTTCAAAATAATGGAATATAAACACGATCATGGTCATCCTGACACTCTATTCATACATCCTTATCACCATAGCAAGCATGATCTATAAACCACACAAGGAGAACAAATGAGTAATTATTGGTTAGATGAAATTGATTCCGAAGAAAAATGGAATTCACTACAGAATAATTCAGCAAGTAACTTAGATTTTTGCGTGAGTTATATTGGCTATATTTCTGAAAAAGTTTTCGAATTGGCCAATGATAAAAAATTTACTATGGAAGAAGTTCGATCCGCATTACTTTATGCATGCGAAACTGTTATGAGCCACTTGAAATTAAAAGGCCATTGTATCGAATTCAATATTGAAAAAGAATGTCCAAATGATATAGATGTCTGTATTGGCATCCGGGCAAAGCCTGATGATAAGTGGCATTGGATAGAATTTATTGTGGAGGAAGACTGATATGAATTTAGAAAAAATGATTTGTATGTTAAACGACGATTTGAGTAATGAATATTCTCATTGGCATTTTTATCTGAATGCGGCAACCAGGGTTGTTGGTTTGGACAGACAAGAGATACAAGAATATCTTCTTGGTGAGGCTGCCGGTGAAATGAAGCACGTTGAAGAGTTCAAAAGACTCATCATTGGCTTGGGCGGCGTACCTTCTACGACAGTCGCCTCATTCCAGGACGGTTTAACTGACACCCATCAAATTTTAGTTGAAGCTCTTAGCATGGAAGATGAAGTTGTTCACAATTATGTTCACAGGATCGATGATGCTTGTGAGCTTCAAAGCAATGGTGGCATAGACAAGATACATGGAAAGTACATCGAGCTATTTCTCGAAGACCAAATTCTGGCGTCTAGAGCCGATGCCGATCATATTCGAGAGATGGTAAAGTAATGCCAACGGAAAATGAGTTGAAGTATGTTCTTCGATTGGAATCGGAGAACGAAATACCTGACTTATCTAACAAACGCTATGCAATTTGCCAAGCTTACATGGCATTCTCAAAGGGAATATCATTGCGAGTTAGATCGCTCGATGATCGTAAGTTTATCATGTGCTACAAACAGAAGGTTAAAGGCCGTGTTGTTGAAATACAAAAGAAGATAAGTCGTCGAGACTTTGAAGACCTGTGGTCTGTTTCTATGGGTAAGTTAGAGAAGGTACGATACAATTTAGTTTATGGCTCGGCAATATGGGAAGTAGACTTTTTCAAAGATGATAGTGAAACATATTTTGCCTTGGCCGAAATAGAAATGCCAGAATCACAGTTGAAACCAGATTTCATTCCTGATATAATTACGTCTAACTTGATCTACGAAGTTACTAGATCAGACGATAGGTTTGCAAGTAAAAGACTTGCAGACGCAAACTACGCTAGAAAACTATATTTGAAAATTGTAGAGGAAAATCATGTCTAGAAAAGACTATACTTTAGTTAGAAATATGCAGATTGCTCGATTTTTTTATCAAGGCACACATACTCATCCGGTTCGTCGTACTGTTGTGCTGATTGAATCTAAGCCTAAGTATTTTCGTGGGTATGAAGTTCGTGAGGGGGCTAAAACTTGTTCAGTTAAAGATGCTCCAATTAAAACCTACACGAAGAGAAAAATTTCTAAGGTCGGAGATTTAGACAAGCGAAGAACTGTTTATCGAAGGGCTGCCGAATGCTCGCAGAAAAAGGAACAAAATCTCGATAAAACTACACTTTGTCGCCAGAGTCTAATTGATTTTGTAAAATATGGAGCATAACGATATAGTTTGAAAAACCGCTCCCTTCTGGGGAGTGGTTTTTTATTTACAATAACATGAAAGAAAAAACATGAAAGCTAGATGGATAAAAAGAGGAACTCGACAACGTGTAATGGTCAGAACCAGCACAGTGGAGACATTCGGTGGAGTATCGCCAGCGTTAGAAAAGATGGGCATGGAAGAAATTGGCATTGTTGGATTTTGGAAGCACGTATTGTTTTGGTGGGTAAAAAATAACCATATTAAGAATAAACAGAGTTGATTAATTGCCGAAAACAGTAGAACTGAACCCGGCATCTTCTAGATGCCGGGTTTTTTTGTGCTAAAAAACATGTTTTCTAATTTCCTATGATATAACTCCTATATAAAACAAACCCATAGAGTATGTGCGAGGAATTAAATGACATTTTTCCAGAATCCATTTACACCAGATTTCCAAGGCAATTTAATCCTTGGTGACCGACACCATATTCCAGGATTTCCCATCAAAGGAAACGCTGGGCGTGGTGACAATTTAGTTATGAATTGGAATAATGGGCCGTTTGATTTGTCTGGGAATGATGCAGATGGCACAGCCCTCCGCAACCTAATTCTTTGGGTGGCGATTGATACAGAAGACTTCAATAATTGGTCGCAATTGAGCATCGATCTAGGGACTGGCGCTACCGAGACAGTATTCTCCATTCGAGATACCCTAAATGCAGATACCGTTTTTTCCGCATGGTTTACATCCACTGTGGCAAATGGCAATAATAGCGAATCCGATAGATTGATTATTACGCAAAAGAGGCCAATTACCCAAATGCGGTTTTATGTGGGCAATGGTGCGGCTGAGGTAGCTTTGGGTTTTAACGCAAGGGCAGGTGTTGGGGAAATACTCACATACTTTGACAGAGACAAAGTAGCACATTTGTTTGAGGATGTGGCGTCTGATACTGCCGCTATACAGAGAGAAAGATACAGAGGAACTGGTTCGAGACCCACTTGTAATTGCCTCGTTCCTTTAGACCCAGGTTCTAACACAGTAGATGCCAACATCATTGATAATGCAGTGAATGCCAAGGGAGTATCCTTGGCATTAGATTCTAGTACGGTTAAAGAAGATTGGGAGATTATGGCTGGTAAATCCGGTAGTTTCCAATTTACCATGATATCTACCGCAGTCAAAGATCATATTACAACTTCTATTATATATCCTGCTGGTGCAGTCATTGGCGATTTTGCGTTAGAGGTTGTAGAGGAATACGACGCTAGTGATGTCTTATTGAGAAAATTCGAAAAACCACATACGCTAGTAGCCGCCGATCTGATTACTCCTCCGTAATCTCCTAAAAAAATTGTATGGGGATTATACATACATCAGCAATTTAGCATCGATCAAATTATGGACGGTGTGTTTCTAGGAGTTATATTATGGAAGAAAAAATTGAAAATATAGTTATGGAAGACGGTCGTATGGCCGAACGTCGAACCCAAAGGATCGAGGAGAAAAACGGAGAAATCAAATACGTTACTGAATTTTACGTCGAAAAACCACGAGAAAAGCATTTGGCTAAGAGGGTCGTAGAGGTCGAAGGCCCAGGTATTGAAGGCTTATCTAGAAAAGATGATGGGAATGACGCTATTGATGACGCTATTGATGAGCAGAGCGCAGGTGGCGACAGCCCGGTTACTAGAGAAGAACTTCAGGAAGCTATCTTATCCGCAGTTAAAGCAATGCAGCCCCATGATAG